GCCGGCGACAAGATCCCGGAATAGCTTGGACATTTCGTCGTCCGTGACTTCCTTGAAACCCTTGTTGTGGGCGTCCGCGATTTCGTGCGGAATGCTGTTGATGATCCTGAACTCATATTGCGGGTATTTTTCCTTGTTCGGGATGAACAGCTTTAGCGGCCGATCGAGTGTCAGATTCTTGATGATCTCATCAATGTCCAACGCTTCTTTGAACGGCGAAGCACTCGACATGGCGTCGCCGGCCGATTGCGGCTCGGGTACGGATGCCGGCGGATTCGGCTTGAGCGCGTCGGGGAGTCCGTTGAATGGGTTTGTCGGGTCGTTCATGAAGTGAGTTCCTTGATAATCCACATAATTGATTGCTCAAGCGCTGTGATCGCCAGCGCGTTGTACCGCCCTGGCTTGACCTCACTGAACCGCATTTCCATAAGAGCCGCGAGCTCCTTGATCTGGTCGTGGAGCACCTTTTCGTCGTCGGTCAGAGCGCGGTATCGAGGACGGAATCGGCTTACCGGCGCATCAACGCTGGCTTGTTGCCGGCTGTCCGGCTTGCCTTCAAATACGTCTGCCATTTTATTTCTTTCCCTTCGCGAGCTGCGCCTTGCTGTAGTGCGCCTCAAGCGCCTTGGCTACAAATTTCTCGCGCCCTTCTTTAACACTCGGCGTTTTGGGCGCGAACTTGTCCGCCGTGCGGTTGATTTCCTTTTGCACGTCGGCCGGGGCATCGGACATCTTCGTCCATGGTCCTGACGTGCGGCGCGTGCGCGTACCGCCGGCATCGGCGTCCGCCGGCCCGTCGCTGGCGCGTGGTTTCTTTGCTTTGGCAGCAGCGGCTTCCGCTTCCTCTGCCTCTCGCGCTTCGCGTTCTTCGTCGGTTTCGCTTTCCGGCGGCTCTTTGGCGGCCGGCTTGAACTCTTCGTCAACGACCTTGACGAGTGCTGCCGTGAACTCGGCAGCCGTGCCGAATTTCTTCGGATCCATGGTTTTGCCGAGTTCGACCGTACGGCCGGATTTCTTCGGGTCCACACCGAACCATGGTAGCTTGTTCAGCTCCGCACGTATCTCGGCGTCGCCGTACGCCATTGATGGCTTAGGCGCGGACGCGCTGTTGAGCGTGCTGATCCTGTCGGCTATCTTGCGCGCCGCTTCCGTGTCACCGTTGGTTACGGCAGTATCTAGTTCGGCTTGCAGCCCGCTCTTGGCGTGCTCCAGCAGCATGACGTTAAGGTCGGGCATCTTTGTTTTCCTGCTGTTACGCGCTGCTTTTCTTCAAGCCGCCGCCGGCGTATACCACCTTTTCGCGGGGCTGAACTTGTAAGTCTTCCGGAGCGGCTTGCGCGGGTGCTTTCGCGCCCTCTTCGTCCCACAGCAGCGTCGCCGGGTCCGGCATCTTGTCGGACGGTACGCAGCCAATCACGTCTTGAAAACTGGATAGGTAGCGCCAGTGCCCGGCACCGGAAATCTTGCCGCCCATCGTTTGCGTCCCGGCGTACGGGCGGAAGATGACCCAATCGCCGACGTTCACGGACTGCCGACTGAGGGCGCCCTCTGCGTCTTTGTAGACGAACGCAAGCGGTCCCATGGCGACCACGCGCCCGACCATGACATTGTGCTGTGCCATGTCCCGATACACATCGGGAATCTGTATGCTGCCCACCATCTTCGGCGGCACCGGCAGCCGAACGATAATCATGTCTCGCGTCGGCTGTACGTGGGCGTGTGGTATAGAAAAGTCGTGGACTCCAACATTGCTCATTTAATGCCTCTTATTCCGCAGCACGGCTTCGCAAAATGCGTGCAGCGTGATTTCATCGTACTCGACGGGCTTGCTCATTCAGCTCTCGATTTGCATTGTTGAAGATTTCGATGATCTTTTCCGGCGGTTGCTCCAGCAGCCGCGCTGTTTCATTGAGGCCCGCTGCCAGCCCCTGGACCTCCGGAAGTACCGTTCGGCCCCGCAGGAAGTCCTCCACTATCGGTGCCTGGCGGAACTTGAGATACATTACCAGGGCCTTGGTTTCCGGACTGCTGAGCCATTCCGCTAAGGATGCCGTCTGCATTGTTCGCGCCCGCCATCAGTTCTTGTACGGTTTGCTCTATCTGTGCCATTTGCAGCAAAGCCGCGCGGTTGTCAAGCATTCCGCCGCTGGCTTCGACCATGTTCAACAAGGCTTGGGTCAGGTCTACGGCAACTTGGGCCTTGGCTTTCATTTGTTCGATTTGCATCTTGCCCATCCCGATCATGCCCTTCATCTTTTCGTCGGGCGTGAGCTGCGGCTGCGCCGGGGGAGAGCCTAGCAGTTTCTGTGGATCGGGGAGCCGCAGCGTACGGTACAGGCGCAAACGCACTTCGTCCCATTTCGTCATGGGATCTTTCATCAACTCCATGTAGATGCCGGCGAGCGCCGTACGTTGCATCTCGGTTGCCAGTGACGGGTCTGCCGTGACCGCAATGCCGTCCTTGCTGGACGCCAGAACGTTCTCGGGAAGCATATCGTATGCGTCCGCCATCTGGACGAACATGCGGAACTCTTGCGTCATCGACGCCACAAGCCGACGATGCACGGCGGATTGTACTTGCGTGCCCGTATCTATGATGCCTTTCGCCATGGTTGCCGTCATGGACGAAGGTGCATTTTCCATCAGGTTCAGCGTACCGGCAAGCCGGTCGCCTAGCGTCATCAGCTTTTCGAGCGTCGCAACTGAGCCTGGCGACACCGATTTAACGGGGAACGGGGAGAACTTGTTGGCGAGCGGAGCACCATCCGTGTTGAGCGTGGCGATGCGATTGTTTTTCAGCTCGATCTTGTCGGGGAGCCCAAAACCGCCGCCGGCAAACACGCCGCCGTTTTCGCTCTCACTTTTAGCGGTCTCCACGATCGACCCTAAAAGCCGGTCGGCAGAGCTTTCTGTGCGATCCAGTAGCTTACCAAACCCCATCGGCAAGAAAGTGCCTTTCGGGTCCGGCAAGAAACGATATGGGTAAAAGCGGCGGATCGGGTTGAAGAACAGAACCTCTTCGGTATCGACAACGGTCTTGGCGGACCATCGCGGCTTTATCCGTACAACTTCCGGCGTATCGTCGCGAGCGATTACAATGGTCCAAGGCTCGTCAATTCCGTCACCGTCGAGATCGAGCCACAAGTCAGTGTCGTAAAAATGCTTCACCGCTTGCGGATCGCGATCGTCATCGTATCGCGGCTCGTAATCAACCCATTTTTTACGTTCGATTAGGCGGTCGATTTCATACGGGTAGCGTTCGAACTCATCCGTGATGCGCGGTGCGCGCTCTATGGAGCGAATGCTGTCGTTCACGATGACGCACGTACACGGGCGGAAAGCAGAATGAAACACACGATCTTCGTCGTCAAAATCGCGCTTGCGCCAGCTCAAGCCAGTGACCGACATGTGGATAATCAGTGGGTCCGTGTCCAAAGTCCAGTTTGGGTCTTTTGTACGGAGCTGGCTGGATACCCACGCCGCTAAATCTTCGCTGCCGGGTTCGCTGGCGCGCGCCAAGTCGGGCTCGCCTAGCAGCGCATCGGTTGCGCGGGCTGAGAATTGAATGACGGCAGATAGCGTCATTTCGGTTTTCGGTGGCGGCTCTTCCCCGGCGCCCTCTTGCTCTCGATCGTTCGGATTGTCGTTTTCGTCATTTTCGATTTTGTCGAGGTAGCCTTTGGCCTTCCCCATCCAATCCGACATCGACTGTTCGTCAATGCCGATCAGTTCGATAATATCGACCGCGAGTGTACGGCGTTCATCCGGGCTCAATTTCTCGGCGACGTTGCCGAAATCTTGCGGCTTCTTTAGATCGAGCTTTAAGACGGGAAGATCGCGCATGAGGTCCCTTGTATGACACGTCCTGTATGACAAAGCAAGGGCACTATACCATACATTGCGTGTGTCCGTGTTCGGTGCTAAGTTCCTTTCGCGGGTAGCACCGACGCCCGGCCAGTAACAGGGAGAACTACCTTGCAAGTTATAGACAGAAGCCTCCAACCTAGCCAATACTGGCCAGGGCTCTATGCCCTTTTCGGGCTCGACTACGAACGGCTGATGCCGA